AAGCCGAAGATCTTTTACAAGACGAGACAAACGAAGAGGAGACCGAGGAGAACACCGAGGAAACCTCCGAAGAGGACAGCACAGAAGAGTCTGGCGAGGAATCCGAAGATTCCGAGGACAGCGAGGAGGACGACAAGCCGGTCAGTCACGATAAGGTTCAGAAAAGAATCGATAAGTTGACCGCGCAAAAACGTGCCGCAGCCGAAGAGGCAGCCGCCGTGAAATCGCAATACGAAGAAGCGCAAAAGCGCGTCGCCGAGCTGGAGTCGCAGGTCAATGAGGCTTCGCGCCCGATCCTGCAGCCTAGCGCGGAGAACCCGCTCGCCGACGTCGATACCGCCGAAGCGCTTGATGCGAAAATCAAGAGCGCTCAGGAGGTGCGCCGCTGGGCACTGCGCAACACAGACGGCGCTACGGTCAAACGGCCGGACGGCACAGAGGTCTACGTTGATGCCGATGAGGTGAAAAATTACCTTATCAAAGCAGACGACGTTTTGACCGTGCATGCTCCCGCTCGACGCGAATGGCTTGCCCAAAGGCAACCGGCAGTCGAAGCGGCAAAAAACCTGTTCCCCGACCTCTTCACAAAAGGCAGCGCGCTCAACCAAGCGTTCCAAGCGACCGTCAAACAGGCGCCGGAGTTATTGAAGCTCCCGCAGGTTGAATACTGGGTCGGCTTGGCGCTCTACGGTGAGCAGCAGCTCATGGCCAAGCAGGCAGCGTCCAACGCTAAAGCCGCCGCGTCGAAGAAAGTCTCGTCTAATAAGATCGCAAAGACACCTACCCCAGCAAATCCGATTAGCGCACCGAAAACTTCTACCAAAGGAGCCGTTTCTAAAGCGGCAAGAGACAGAGTTATGTCGAGTGGCAGGGTTGATGACCTTGCCGATTACGTCTCGGAAGCTCTGTTTAGCTAACAAAACCTCACACTAGAAAGAAACAATTACAATGTCAGCACCAGCCGGACAGCTCTTCCCCTCCGTGGGCAATAGGGAAGACATCCTCGACGTCCTTACTTACGTCGATAATAAAAATTGCCCCATTAGTTCCAGCATCGCCCGCGTAGGGGCAGATATCAGCAATCCTGCAGTTTACAGTTACTTGGCCGATTCGTACAACGCTCCGTCCACAGACGGCGTTGTTGATTCCTCCGATGTGACCGACTTCTCGGACGCAGCCGCTAATCGCGTTCTTCTCAGCGCTCGCGCTCAGAAAATTCGCCGCAGCGCCCGCGTGTCGGACTTCCAAGCGAACCTCGCTGACGTTGCCGCCATCGGCCGTCGCAAGGAATTTTCCAAGGCCATCGCCAAGACGATCTTGGAAGTCAAACGCGACGTCGAAGCGACCATCAGCTCGGACAACGACTCCGTCGAAGGTTCTGGCAGCGTTGCATATAAAACTCGTGGATTGGGCGAGTGGATCAAAGCCACTGCTCAGACCGATCTGCCGGTGCCCGCTTCGCAGCGCACTCCGTCCGCGTCGATCAACACGACCGCGACCGCGTCGCTCACCGAGAGCGCCCTGCAGAACGTCTTGCAGAGCATCTATGAGCAGACTGGTTCGCAGGATCGCTTGGTCTTGGTTGCTGGCCCTTCCCTGAAGAAAGCCATCACCAACTTCACGCGCTTCACGGTCAACAGCACCTCGAACGTGTTCAACCTCCGTCAGACGGCGCAAGCCGCCAGCTCGGATCGTCTCGTCTCGAATATCTCGTTCTACGAAGGAGATTTTTCGACTTTGGAAATCGTCAGCAGCCTATTTTTGGCCGCCAACGCTTCCACCGACGCCGAGAAGTATGCTCGCGGTTACATCATGTCGCCTGAGAGCGTCATGCTTCGCTACGGCCGCAAGCCGAGGTTCCAAGAATTGCAGGATAGCGGTGGGGGCCCCAGAGGTCTTGTCGATTGTATAATTTCGCTGGCAGTTATGTCACCGAAAAATATGGGTAAGTTCTCCGCGACTTCCTAATTCAAACTCTTAACAACTAACTAGAAAAAACTAATCAGATGAAAGTGTTTGAACTTCCCGCAGAAACTAAAGCCGCAACCGGCTTCACGTACAAGGCCGTCGTTACCCACAGCGACCTCACCGAGTCCACCGCCGACACCGACCAGACGCTCTCGCTTCTGGCCTTGGCCGCTGGCGACGTGGTCACCACGGCCGCTTGGAAACTGGTCACGCCCTTCAAGGATGCCAGCGACAGCGCCCTCAACGACACCAAGGTTCAGCTCGGTGACAGCTCCGACGACGACGAATACGTCGCCGCCACGCAGGTCAACGAGAACGGCACCGAAGTCCTCTTCGCCGCCGCCGCTCCCGCCTCCGTCCCGTTCGTTTACACGGCGGCCAACGCGGTCGAACTCTTGGTTGAGTCGATGACGGCCAAAAGCCTCAGCGACATCGACACCGGTGAACTTCACGTTTACCTCGGCGTCGCCAAACTGAGCGACCTCTAAGCGTCTTAACACACTGCCGTCCGCACTGCGTATGCGGGTCGGACGGCAGAAGTTAGGATGTCAGATCAAATATTCTCCGATCTGGTCGGAGACATGGATGACGAGCTGGCTCACCTTGTCAAAGAGGAGCTGCAGACAGGATGGCGCGCACAACAAGTGATGGCCGCTATCGAAGCTCGCAAAGCCAAACAGGTCAACGACCAGTTAGAACACTGCACTGTAGACGGCATCGGTCAGCACGTTATGGACGTTCCGGCCGATGCTTATTTTGCATGGCAGAAGCATCTAGGTGACGGCTGCTGGTCTGACAAAACATTCCGCCACTGGTTTCTAAAACGGAACCCTGAGTGCGCGATTAAGTATACACCGCGCAAAACCACCGTCCTGATCTAATGAAACTCGACCGCGACAAAATCACGCGCATGATCAGCGACATCGATCAGGCGGACCACGACGGCTCCGGTTACCTGCATCGCAAGCTCAAGAATTTCAACGTCCGGTATTGTATCTGGGCCGGACAGAGCGACGACGGCCGCAAGCACCAAGCCTTCTACGGCAAGAAGGTCTTTCCTTGGGAAAATAGCTCTGACGTTTCCGTCAGGATGGCCGAGTCGATCATTCGGGAGCGGGTCATCTCGCTCACGTCCGCATTTTTCAAGTCGCGCCTGCAAGTCCAGCCGGTCGAGGTCATGGACGCTCCCAAGAAGAACGCCGCCGAGACCGTGCTCCGCTGGCTCCTGCACAGTCATTGCGCCGACGACATGCGCCGCGAGATCCGTTTGGCTGCAGAGTTTAGAGAGACCTATGGCCTTGCCGTCATGGCGGTGGACTGGGAACGCCAGACCCGCGTCGAGGTGAAGCGATTCACGCTCGAAGAAGCGATGATGATGATCGAGGAGACGCAAGATCCCAACTTGCAGGCGCTCCTCGAAGTCGTCCTCGATCCGGCTCAGGAAGAGCTGGCCGCGGAGCTTCTGGGTCAGGTGGTGCCGGAGCTTGGCAGCGTCTCCAAGGTCCGCCAGCTCCGCGAGAAGGGCGAGGTCGAGTGGGAAAGCCCCTATATTTTCTCCAGCAAGCCGGTGGTGCGTGCTTTGGAAGCGTGGGAAGACGTGATTTTTCCAATACAGACGGACTCCCTGCAAAGGGCGCCCTTCATCGCCCGCCGCGAGCTGCTCAGTGAGTTCGAGCTGCGCGAGCGCGCCGCGCTGGAAGGCTGGGACAAGGAGTGGGTCGAGCGCGCGGTGAAGCATCGCGGCGAGATGAAGCGCATCCACATGAACATCCACCGCTCGGACCAGTTCCTGTACGAGCAGATGCGCGACCTGATCGAAGTGTGGCACGTCTACCGCAAAGAGCACGACGACCGCACCGGAGCAACCAAGGTCACCCGCACCGTCGTCAACTACAGCATCACCGACTCCGTCGCCCTGCATGAGCTGATGCCCTACGAGCATCAGATGTATCCCTTCATCGAGCTGCCCCGCGAGCGCAACACCCGCCCGCTCCTCGAAAGCCGCGGAATCCCTGAGATCGTCCAGTCGGCGCAGGAAGAGGTGAAGGTGCAGAGGGACTATAGGGTTGACCGCGCCAGTATCAGCATCATTCCCCCGCTTAAAGTGCCCGCCTCCAGAGGTCGCCTCGATCTCGTCCTCGGACCCGCCATGCAAATCCCTGAGCGCCGTCCAAATGAGATTAACTGGATGACGCCGCCGCCGTTTGACCAAGGCAGCATCGAGGTCGAGCAGGCAACCCGCGCGGACGTTGACCGCTACTTCGGCCGCATGACCGAGAGCGTCAACCCCAACATCGCCATGCTCCACATGCAGGACTTGGCCGACTCATGGCTCCTCGACATGAAGGTCATGATGATCCAGATCCTCGCCTTGGCGCAGCAGTATATGTTGCCGGAGGAAATTTCTCGCGTCACCGGAAACGCCACGCCGTTAGCTGAAGGCGCCGCCGACATCCGCGGTCGCTATGACATCACTGCCGAGTTCGACGCGAGAACCCTCGATAACGCCGCCTTGGAAGCCAAGATGACGTTCCTGACCCAAAATCTAGTGCCTCTTGATTCGATGGGAGT